ACTACATCTGCTACATCTGCTGTACTATTTAATGATACAAGGATATTTTATCCTCATACGACATCAACTAACTTTCAAAATAAAGGCTATAATCCTTTTAGTGTGTACTGCATGCTAGAGGCTAATAATGATGCTAAAAAAGCATGTAAGCAATTAGGAGAGCTTTATGGGGAAGTAAATACAAATGGTTGGTTTTGGTACCATAATAAAAATGGAGCTGTAATTATAGAGCGTTATGCACTGCAGGAATGGTTACACTATAATAACTATCAGCTGTATTTTCAAAATGCTAAAAACAAAGTTTATAGGCTTATACATGAAGAGAATAGGCAAGTAAGAGAGGTGTATCCTGAATCAATAAAGAAATTTATAAAAAAGAAATTAGTAGATGCAGGACACATAGATGTAATGGAACAAATCATAAAGAATACCAGTAGTATTTTTACTGATGCTTTCTTTGAATATATTGACAAATCTGAGATAGAAATACTTAGAGATGAGGCTCACAAATGCTACTTCCCATTTAAAAATGGTATTGTAACAATAGAAAAAAGCAATATTAGCAGAATAGATTATGGTTGTATTGATCAGTCTATTTGGGATAGCCAAATCAATGACTTTGACATCTATGTCAATAAAGATGCTGATATAAATGAATGCCAGTACTACAAGTTTATTGAGAAAATAAGCAATGATGAGCCTGAGCGTATTAATTATGCTATGTCAATTATTGGTTACATATTACATAGCTATAAAGATTCTAGCAGGCCATACGCTGTTATATTAGCTGAGGAGACTGATGACGAGTCAAAAGGTGGTGGAACAGGTAAAGGTATATTTTTTAAAGCCATTAGCAAACTTATACCAACTGTTACAATGGATGGCAAAAACTTTAAGCCTGATAAAACCTTTGCATTTAGTAGAGTAGAGTTAGGTACAAAGCTTGTCATAATTGAGGATTGTCCTAAAAATGTAGAGTTTGAACGTTATTATCCTACCATTACTGAAGGTATGACTATTGAAAAAAAGAATAAAGATGAGATATTTTTATCTTTTGATGATAGTCCTAAGCTTGCATTTACTACCAACTATAGTATAGCCAGTAATGCTGAACATGCTAAACGTAGGCAGCGTGTACTTGAATTTGCTCCATTTTTCTCATCTACTAAGACTCCTGAACAACACTTTGGTAATAAGCTTTTTAATGACTGGGATAATGATGAATGGCAGCGTTTCTATAACTTTCTATTTAGATGTGTGCAGTACTATTTTGAATCAGGTATTAAGCCAATAATGAACAGCGAAAAACTTAATAGAAAGCAAATTAAATTACAATTTGGTGAGGACTTTTTGGACTATTTTGACACCATTATTGAGGATCATTTAGGGCAAAATTTACCCATTAATGAGGAGTGGAAAAATTTCTTAAATAGTTACGAATTACAGGCTAGAGATTACAGCCTTAAAAGATTCTCAAAAGGGTTACAAATCGGTTCCCAAATTTTAGGGATTGGTTACATCGGTTACAAAAATAGACAAGATAACAACAAAAAGTACTTTAAAATAGGCAATAATAGTAATATGTTCAATGAAAGTGTAACCAATGTAACCGATTTATTTTAAATGTAACCGATTTTTTTTAGGATTGGTTACATCCTAACGCATTGAAAATCAATTAAATAATAACACTTGTAACCAATGTAACCTATTTTTATATAAATTTTACTAAAGAATAAATATATATATATATATAGATAATAGAAAAAATAGGTAAAATAGGTTACATCGGTTACAAACTAAAAAAAAGACATGGAAAAATCAACCGTTTACAGGGTGTTTAATCACAATAAAATACTGGCTTATAAAGTAGCTACCACCACAAGATCTGAGCATGAGATTATGGAGCAGATTTTAAAGATGTATGATGGGTTAAAAAACTTATACAAAGTTTACAAAAATGATGAGCTCATAAAAATTATAAATGCAAAACAAAGATTTAAAGATATAAATCCTAAATCTATTTTAGAGGTTAATACAGGCACAATATTTAAAGACATATACGAGATGAGGGACGTACTGCTTATAGACCGTAAAAAAGCCTTAGAATTACTTAAGAGGTCATTTAATTATCGTTATGTCTAAAAAAATGTGTAATTTTATACTGATTAAACTATAGTATATTTTGGGAAGGAAATCAAAAGAGTATGAGATAAATGTGCAGAATATAGCACTAAAAGCTATAGAGGAATACTATGGCAGTGTTCAAGCTGGCTTTATTCATCTGCTAGGAAGTGATGAGCCTGCACTGGTTAAGTTTTGTTGGGAGCATGGAGTGGGTAAGCCTACTGATAGATTAGAGATGAACGTAGAGCAGGACATAAAAACATTTCAAGTAATACAACTACCGGACAATGGCAGAGATAATTTCATTGAGCCTATTGAGCCGATAGAAGATATAATAGATCCTATTGCATAACGTAGAATACATACGGCCACAACCAGGCTACCAAACTATTGCACTATCGAGTAAGGCAGATATTGTTATCGGTGGTGCAGCTGCGTTTGTAGGTAAAACATTTGCTTTGCTACTAGATCCCATTAGACACATAGACATAAAAGGATTTGGTGGTGTAATATTTAGACGTACATCAGTGCAGATTAGAAATGAAGGTGGATTATGGGACACCAGTACAAAGCTTTATCCAATTGTAAAAGGAGATGCAAGAGAGTCATCATTAGACTGGAAGTTCCCATCAGGAGTAAAGATATCATTTAGACATTTAGAGTATGAGAAAAATAAGTACGACTGGCAAGGCTCACAAATTCCATTCTTAGGATTTGATGAGCTTACTCATTTTACTGAATCAATGTTCTTTTATCTGCTATCAAGGAATAGATCATCATGCCAGGTTAAACCTTATGTTAGGGCTACATGCAATCCTGATCCTGAATCATGGGTGTATAAGCTTATTAGTTGGTGGATAGATAGTGAGACTGGCTTTCCAATACTAGAACGTAGAGGTAAGCTAAGATACTTTATCAAGTATGGCCATGATTATATTTGGGGTGATAATTATGATGAGGTGTATGATAAAGCTGAGCATATACTTGAGCCAATGATGAAAGCTTCAGGATTAGAGGCTAAGGACTTTATTAAGTCCATTACGTTTGTTAGTGGTAGCATATACGACAATAAGGAAGGATTAAAGAATGATCCATCTTATCCTGGTAACTTGCTTAGTCAGGATGAGGACACCAGGCGTCAACTACTTGAGGGTAGATGGAAGGTGAGTAACAGTCCAAATGATGTGTATGAGTATGATAGCTTTGCAGGACTATTTGAGAATGTAAAACGAGTAAACAAAGTAGGCAAGTACATTACAGCAGATATAGCCATGAAAGGTAGCAATAAGCTTGTAGTAGGATACTGGGAAGGCATGGAGCTTGTAGATATGGAGATAATGGATAAGAGTGATGGTAAGCAGGTAATAGATTTAATTAATCGCATAGCTCAAAAGTATTCCGTAGAAAATCGTTATATTTGTTATGACGCTGATGGTGTTGGTAGTTATGTAGATGGATTCATTAAAGGTGCAGTACCATTCAATGGTGGAGCATCAGCAATGAGTGTAAAGGATGAGGCAAGTGGTAGGCTTATAAAAGAGAATTACTTCAACCTAAAGACACAATGCTATTACAGATCAGGTGGAAGAGTTGGTGATGGTCAAATGAAGATTAGTAAGAATGTAGCATCAAAGATGTACGATAGTACAATGACAGTGAGGCAAAGATTTATGTATGAGCGTAAAGCAATACAAAGGGCTAAGAGTGATTATGATGGTAAGCTTAGGATAGTAGGCAAAGATGAGATGAAGATTAAGCTTAATGGAGATAGTCCGGATTTGTTGGATATGTTTATGATGAGAGAAGTATTTGAATTAAAACCTAAATTAATATTTGCATATGAAATGGATTGATAAGATATTAGGCAAAAAGGAAGTAAAGACTAAGGCAGTTAATAACATGATGGGCATGACCATTAACGCTAGCAATGCTATCTTCCCAAGTTGGCAAACTATTGAGGCTATTAATCAATACACAACAATAGATGATATTTATTCTGTAATCAGTTACTTAGCTGAGACTGCTGCAAGAATTCCGTTTTATGGCTATGAGGTAGTAGATGATGTAGCAATGAAAGGTTACAAGAGACATGATTTTAAAAGCATACAAAAGAAATACTACAAGATTAAAGCATTACAGGACTTAGAGCAAGATGATATCTTTATGAAGATGTTAGACGGCATAAGCTATGAGGATAAGATTATGTACTACACAATCTTGTACATTACTGGTGAATTGTTTTTATACAAAGAGGTATTAGAGTTAGGGCCTAATGCAGGCATGATTACATTACATGCATTGAATAACCAAAATGTAACAGTATTAGTTACTGATTCGTTCCCACAAAGAGTATCAGGTTATAGATACTTTGATACTGGCTTTGACGGTACATTTACTACTAATGAGATTATCCATGTAAAGTATTACAATCCAACTATCACCAATGGTCAGCAGTTCAGGGGCTTAAGTCCATTGCAGGTATTAACTAAGCGTGTAACAAGATTAGATGCAGGAATGAATGCATCAGTAGCACAAATGCAAAATGGTGGTATACCAGGAATTGTATTTGAGAAAGCTGATTTTGGAGTTGAAGAGTTAGGACAGCGTAAGAATGACTTTGCTAAGTATCTTAAGAATAGCAGTAACAAAGGTGCTCCATACTTTGCAGCCGGTGAAATGGGGTATTTAGAGTTAGGCTTAAAGCTTGCAGATATGGAGGTGTCAGATTTACAAAAGATAGACTTCACAAAGATTTGTAATGCTTATAAGTTCCCTGAAGTGTTGTTAAATAATACTGATAGCAGTACATACAACAATATGAATACAGCATTAAAGATGTTGTATACAAATTCAATCTTGCCAAATATACATTTGTTTAGAGATGCATTGATAAGAGGCATATTGCCAATGTATCAAGACGGCATACAAAGAACGATAGAGATTGATATAAGTGACATCCCTGCTATGCAAGAGGATATGAAGATGCAAGCTGATGCATTAAATGCTATGTGGTGGATAACACCAAATGAGAAGAGAGAGATACAAGACTTTGAGATGATAGATGAGCCTGCAATGAATGAAATTATAATTGATACAGGAAAGCAATTTATTACTGATTTAAGTATCAATGTAGCTGATTTACCAATGTAATAATGGAAAAAAGTATAGAGCAAATAACAGGCATGATTAATAATAAAATCACAATGATATTGATTAGTGAGTTACCAGTTCCATCATGTCCATTAAAAAAACAACAGAGGGAGTGGAAGGTAGAGCAGATTAAAAAAGCATTAGCAAATAAATTAGGTAGTCAAGGGTTAAGCATAACAGTTAGTTTATGACACAACAAGAGCAAAATCAATACTTTAATAGGTGGAGTAAATTCCAACAAAGATATGAGAAGATATACGAGCCTAAATTTCATAAGGCATTAAAGATACAGCTTGATGCATTTGTTAAGACTCAAGATCCTATGGCTTTGCCAGTGTTCCCTATTTATGATGTGTTGGTATCATTGTATAAGACAGTCGGTCCGGCATGGGCAAGAGTAACAAGGACTGAATCAATAAAGGCTGATGATACATTCTTTACTGCTCAGATGGGATTTAATGAAAGGATAGTGGAGCTTATGAATCAGTACTATGGTATTGATTTGCTTAATGATGCTAACTTAATGACAAATTATAGTACAGCATTTATACAAAGGGTTTTAAGTGATGCAGCAGTAACAGGTGCATCATTTGATGATATAGTTAGGCAGTTGTTAGTAAGTCCTGCATTTAATGCAATGAGGGCAAGACGTATAGCAAGGACTGAGACAGTTACCAGTGCAAATGGTGCTGCTATGATTTATGCAAATGAGAGTGGTAATGTGATGCAGAAAACATGGATAGCAGTAAAAGACAAACGTACAAGGCATGATCATAGAATGGTAGATGGTACAAGCTTGCCAATAAATACACCATTTACATTAACCAATGCAAAGCTAGGAGATATCGGCATGATGCAGCCAGGTGTTAGGAGTCAGCCAAATGGATTACCAGTACCTGCTGAAGAGGTAGTCAATTGTAGATGTACGGTAGCATTTCAAGCTAAGCGTGATAGAAACGGCAGAATAATT